CCGTAACATGCCTGGACCTCCTGAAGGAGAAGAGCCGGGGGCTACTCCTTCGGAATCAGTTGAGCCTGAGATGGCTAACTCCCAGTAAAGAAAGGAGAAATTCAAAATGACAGTAACTATGACCAAACCTGACTTTACTGGCTGGGCTACTCGGAATGATATTCAGTGCTCTGATGGTGTAACCATTCGGCAGGATGCATTCAAGCATCAGCACATGACTCAGGTGCCACTGGTCTGGCAACACCAGCATGGAAGTGCAGAAAATGTTTTGGGTCACGCTCTTCTCGAGAATCGAGCAGACGGGGTCTATGCTTACGCATATTTCAACAGCACTCCAGCAGCTGATCACGCTCGGGAGCTTGTCGAACATGGAGACGTCGAGGCGCTTTCCATATTTGCTAACAAGCTTCGTAAGAGCAACCAAAATGTCCTTCATGGAACAATCCGTGAGGTCAGCCTGGTCCTTTCGGGGGCAAACCCAGGTGCAAAGATCGAGAGTATCAATATCCGACATGGTGATATTTACGCTCTCGAAGATGATGAAGCAATCATTCACACAGGGCTCGCCCTCGAGCACGAACAATTTCAAGGAGTTGAAATGGGAAACACCCTTCAGCACGAGGATCAGAAGACCGTCAAGGATGTCTTCGATTCTATGACCGAAGAGCAGAAGAACGTCACGTACTTCATGATTGCTCAGGCCGTTGAACAGGCCGAAGGCGGCGAAATCGAACAGTCCGGGATCGACGGAGAAGAGCTGGGCGGAATGCTTCAGCACGCATACCAGGAAGGCGTTGAAATGGCGCGTAACGTATTTGACCAGAACAACACCAAGGCCGGCGGTGAAGAAAACACCCTGACCCACGCTCAGATGGGTGAAATCATCGGTGGTGCTAAGCAGACTGGTTCCAAGCTGTCTGAGTACATTCTCGAGCACGCTGATCAGTACGGTATCACCAACATCGACATGCTCTTCCCGGACTACAAGCTTGTCGGTGAAAAGCCGGAGCTGTTGGCCCGTCAGGCTGACTGGGTTCCCAAGGTTCTCGGTGCAACCAAGCATGTTCCGTTCTCCAAGATCAAGACCCTCATCGCGGATCTGACCGAAGAGGAAGCTCGGGCCAAGGGTTACACCAAGGGCAAGCTCAAGAAGGACGAGGTCATCTCGCTGCTCAAGCGTACGACCGGTCCTACCACGATCTACAAGAAGCAGCGACTGGATCGTGACGACATCATCGACATCACGGACTTCGACGTCGTCGTCTGGCTCAAGTGGGAAATCCGCTTCATGCTCGACGAGGAAATCGCCCGTGCCATCCTCATCGGTGACGGTCGCTCCTCGGCCTCCGACGACAAGATCAAGGACCCGGCCGGCTCCAACTCCGGCGATGGTATCCGTTCCATCCGTCTGGACCACGAGCTGTACGCTCACAAGGTTGAACTGGTTGCTAACGTCAGTGCACAGGCACAGATCGATGCAATCACTCGTGCACACGTGGACTACCTCGGCTCGGGCGCACCGACCTGGTACACCACGGCTCGCAACCTGACCGACCTGCTCCTCCTCAAGGACAAGATGGGTCGTCGTCTCTACGAAACGGAAGCTGCGCTCGCCACTGCTCTTCGTGTCAAGGAGATCGTCTCGGTTACTCCGATGAACGAACACCCCGAATTGCTCGGCATCATGGTCAACCTGGTTGACTACTCGGTCGGCACTAACGTCGGTGGTCAGGTTTCCTTCTTCGAAGACTTCGATCTGGACTACAACCAGAAGAAGTTCCTGATGGAAACCCGCATGTCCGGTGCTCTGACCAAGCCGAAGTCGGCAATCGTCGTTACTCGTCAGCTGGGCGATCCCGTAACTCCGGCTGCTCCGTCCTTCGATGGTGCAACCAACACGATCACGATTCCTTCCACCGCTGGTGTGAACTACTTCGTTGACGGTGTTGCAAAGCCGGCTGGTGACGTGATTATCACGGAAGACGCTGAAGTAACGGCAGAGGCCGACTCCGGTAAGTACTTCCCGGCGGGTACCACCACGTCCTGGACGTTCACCTACACCGCTGGTTAATACTAGTAAGTAGGAAACTTCAAAATGGCAAAGTTCTATGGTCCGATCGGGTACGCCCCTGAAGAACCCATAGAAACTAAGCCCGGTGTTTACGAGGACATCCCTACGGAGATCAAATATCGTGGGGATGTCCTTCGTAACACTCGTAGATTGGATAGCGGAGATAAAGTTAATAGCGATATTTCCGTATCAAATTCCATAAGTATCGTCTCTGATGCTTACTTGAATGCAAATTTCCATCGCATTCGGTATATTCAGTGGATGGGAACTCGATGGATCGTAAGTGAAGTCGAAGTAGAACATCCCCGGCTTATATTGCGTCTGGGAGGAGTATACAATGGACCGACGCCTGGAACTCCATGAGCTTTTAAAATCTCTTGGGGCTAAGAAGGTGTATTTTCAATCACCGGGTAATGTCTCTATGGAGTATCCGTGTATTGTGTATAAGCGTGATGCTGCTGACACTAAGTTTGCAGATAATACGCCATACAGCTATACAAAGCGTTATATGGTGACCGTCATTGATAAGGACCCTGATAGTCCTATTTCTGAAGAGCTCACCAAACTTCCCTTGTGTACATTCTCAAGGAATTTTGTAGTAGACAATCTAAATCATGATGTCTTCAACCTTTACTTCTAGGAGGAGTAAGAATGACTAAGGTCAAATGGCATGAAGCCGGGGAGAAGCGGTTTGAGACTGGTGTAAGCCACGGTGTTCTCTTCGTCCGTGACGAAACTGGTGGATACCTGAATGGTGTCGCCTGGAATGGTCTCACTTCCGTCAACGAATCTCCCTCGGGTGCTGAGCCCAACAAGTCCTACGCAGACAACGTCGTATACGCTGTTCTGACTTCGGCTGAGGAATACAGCGCCACCGTCGAGGCCTACGCATATCCTCGTGAATTTGCAGAGTGCGATGGTACTCGTGCAGCAGCCGCTGGCGTATTCATTGGACAGCAACCTCGCAAGACCTTCGGCATGTCCTACGAGACCCTGATCGGTAACGATCTGTCTCCGAAGGCCGGCAAGAAGATCCACCTCATTTACGGTGCTCAGGCAGCTCCGTCTGAGAAGTCGCACGAAACTGTCAACGACTCTCCTGAGCCGGGAACGTTCTCTTGGGAACTGACCACTACTCCGGTACAGGTCGAAGGTTTCGAACCGGCTGCAACTCTCGAGATTGATTCCACCCTCGTCACTGCTGAGGACTGGGCGGAACTCACTGACATCCTTTATGGTACTGAGGGCTCTGATCCTCGCCTACCTTCTATCGAAGAAGTCATTGCAATCTTCGAGGGCTCGACGGTTACCGTCACGAACATCACTAAGCCGACTCAGGCCGGCAACGTGGTGACCATCCCGAACACGACTGGTGTCGATTACAAGATCGATGGCAAGAAGGTTACGGGTACTTACACCCTTACCGAGACCAAGCTGGTCAAGGCATACCCGCAGATCGGATACAAGTTCGATCCGAACCGCGACACCGACTGGGAGTTCATCTACACTCCGTAGTCACAACTCATTTGAAAGGAGGCCAGGGATTTGCTGTCATTACTTATCGAGACAACACCAGAGTTATGGGATGAGGAGAAGGAAGAATTCATTCCAGCAGGTGTAATAAAGATTGAACTTGAGCATTCCCTGGTCTCCCTTTCAAAATGGGAGCAAAAGTGGGAAGTACCATTCCTCACTTCAGAAAAGACAATCGAACAAACCATTGATTACATACGCTGTATGCTGATTACTGAGAATGTTCCTGATGATATTTACGACAAGTTTACTGAAGATCACATTGATCAGATTAACAAGTATGTAAATGCCAAGAGAACAGCTACTTGGTTTAGTGAAAAAGCTGGACAAGGCAAAGGTGCCGCATCCGTAAACAAAGAAACGATCACTGCCGAGGTGATTTATTACTGGATGATTGCTTTGACGATCCCTGCAGAATATCGTTACTGGCACCTTGAAACACTTCTAACACTCATCAAAGTGTGTAATGAGAAGAATAAGCCCGTTAAGAAACAGAAGTTCACGGCTGCTGATGCGGCTGCTAGAAACGATCTTAATGAGCGTCGCCTTAGGGAAATGGAACAAGCTGCTCAATCATCATAGAAAGGAGGCCTTTGAATGACGAAACTTGCTTGGGCTGCGGCTGGCAGTAAGCTATTTGAGGCCGGTGTTGATCGAGGCGTTCTATATCCTCTAAGCGGTCCGGGAGTGCCCTGGAATGGTTTGATCAATGTCAATGAGTCTCCTATCGGAGGAGATTCTCGAGCTTCATATTACGATGGTGTGAAGTACTACAACCGATCAGGGCCTGAAGAATTCGCCGGTAACATTGAAGCTTTTGCATATCCTCGTGAATTTCAGGATTGTGATGGCACTCGTGAAGCTAGCGCTGGATTCTACGTTGACAATCAACCAAAGAAACAATTTGGTTTGTCGTATCGAAGTAAAGTAGGTAATGATCTTAAGAGTTTGGATTACGGATATAAAGTCCATCTAGTGTATAACGCACTAGCAAAACCAACTCAGAAAAATCGAACCACTCTGACAAACACAAAAACGCCAATGACTTTTAACTGGGGATTTACAACTTCTCCAGTAGCAGTAATTGGATATGCGCCGACTGCACACTTTATTGTGGATTCCACTAAAGCGAAGTCGGATGTTTTCAGGGAGTTTGAGAACATTATTTATGGAACGAATACTACTCAGCCTAGACTTCCATCACCAGCAGAACTTCTTAGCTTATTTAAAGACTGGGAAGCATTCGAGATTATTCCTCAGACTGTAACAGGTCTTGCTGAGATCGATCCACAAGGTCTTTCAGATCTTAAGGGAAATATGGATGATGGATTGTACACAGCTGATGAAGCTACGCGACTCACACCAACGGCTACTCCTGGCCTCTACACTCTGGGATAAAAATGGCTTACAATACCTACCCTGCGGTAGATGAAAATTACAAATTTCCTCCGGCGGTTCGACAAGCAACCGCTGATTCAACTGAAATAGCATCAAAAATTGATTCAGTCGTCGGTGCTAAATGGATGCTTCTTACTCATCCAACATTGACTGATGGAACTGATTTCAATACGATTGCTCGTAAAGAAAAATCAGGCTTTCATCCTGTAGGAAATACCACCTCGGCTAAAACGATGGTGAATATTCCATCAGACCCAGGAAAAGACCCTGAACCTGGCGTACTCCAAGTAAACTGGATGGCCGGCTCACTAGCTACTGGCATTCATCAGGTAGAACATCGATATATCACAAGTACCGGTAAAGTATATCATCGAGTAGTAACTAGTGTTACTAATGGCACCTGGTCTACTTGGGATATTCAGAATACCAAGCGTGGTCTATTGGCAGATAACTCTGATGTCAATGCAATGAAGGGGTATCAGTATGTAGGTCACTGGTACATCGCAAACACTACATCAGCAAATACTATGACCGGACTCCCTGCTGGAACAGGTCCAAGTAATCTCTATATTTATAGTGGACCACAGAGTTACGGATATACGACCCAGGTTCTCATGAGTTCTGGGGCATCTTGGTTTATGAAGTACCGAACCATGATTGATGCCACAAACTTTAGTGAGTGGTTTACGATCATTGATATGACTAAGGCTTATGAACCAGTCGATGTCGGTGGTAAAAACTCTGATTTGCTTCATGTTATGCAACAACGAAAAGGCGGCGTGATTGGTCTTTCTGGTCGCGCAGGGTTCGCTCTTCGTGTTGATCACGGAACAGTAGCTACAGAACAATATTTGCTTCCATTGCTGAGGAAGTATGGTTTGGCCGCAACTATGGCTGTATATTCAAAGCAACGTGAAGTCAAGCCAGCAGAAAATGGAGTTGCTTGGGACGTTGTTGAGAAATGGCATCGTAACTACGGAATGACTTTCGGTAATCATTCCGATGATCATTTGGATAAACCAGATGCTGCAGGTTGGCAAGCTGGAATCATTGGTTCCCTTGCTCAGCACAAAGCTCAAATGCCTTCGGTTCCTATGGAAAACTACATTCCTCATGGTTCTATTGGTTATGATCGTTATGGCGGATTCCTTCCTTCAAACACACATGAAGCCATTTATGGGACACTTGCCGGTCGAATGGCCTTGTCCACACATGCTCTTATTTCGGGGTACCGTGGTGGATACTATCGGCCTTTGATGGGTCGGCCTATGCAGGGTCTTGCACACTGGTCAATGGAAGAATCTGATCCAGCAACATTTAAAACAGTCATCGATAATACAATCGCTGATAAAGTCGGTGTTTGTCCAATGTTCCATCCAGAGTTTATCGGACTCACTGGTAAAATGACCTGGACTCAAGTCGAAGAATGCCTAGCATATGTCGCTGCCAAACGAGATGCTGGTCTTCTTGTGCCTTTGACCATGGATGGCTTGGCTTTCGCATCAGTCGATTCAACTTATCGTGATGACCTCATTCGGTTCCCGAAGATGGACGATGCTGCATTCTGGTACTCTTCTGGATTTACGGAAACACTTGGGGCATTCACATCCAGTACTGCTGGAGCCTGGGTTCGAGCGTTGGTCAGCCTTTATGCAAAGGATTGGGCTACAGGCGGCGCGCGGGAAGCTGAATGGCGAGTTAATTCTACAGCAGGAGCAAACATCACTTTGAAGGTGTATAGCACTACTGATGGTACTCGTAATGCTGAGCGTACAAACATCACAGTTCCAGCCGGCGATTCCACACATGTAATCCCATTTGGAATCCCTTTGAATGATACCAGTACTTTCCGTACCGAGCTCATTCTTAACTCCGGACAGATCACCATCGCGGAGTCTCACGTTTACGCGATCTAGTTCAAAATAGGAGTTAAAACTATGGGGTTTGAAACATCTCCGGAGTTTAAATACAGGTTTCCTTCATTTATTCGAAAGGCCCTATTTTCCTCCGCGGAATTTCTCACAGGATTGTTCGATGGGGCGAATAACCCAGCAAGCGGTCTGATTCCTAAATGGAAAGCTAACACTGTATATGCATTGAACCAGTGGGCAGTTTCGCCACGTGGTAATATTATGTATTGCAATACGCCACACACATCACCTGCAACGTTTACGGCAGCTACCGAAGCTAACTGGACTTTCTTGAATTCAGTTAGTCGCGGTTGGCTTCCCACAGGCGCAGATCTGAACACCATGATTGATGCCGGAACTTGGATCATTCCAAATCAAGCCACTGCAGATGCTGCAGTTAACTGGCCTGCTGGATTGACTCGAGCTCCTGGCATATTCAAAGTTGAGGGCGATTACCGGTTCGGATCAACCATTGTGTTTACCCAAACGCTTTGGACTTATGGTTCATCTACTGGTAAGCGTGAACGAACTAAGCTGTCTGGGGCAGCAGGCGCATGGAATACTTGGATAGATCCTTACGCTATGACCGACGTGTCTAGCGCAATGCTGTCTGATTATGCTATGTCAAATAATGCTCACAAAGACGCCTTTATTCGTCGTCGCGGCGGATCATTGGGCACAAATGGTGTAGCAGTTCTTGCTCTTCGTTGGGATCATGGGGCAGTTCCTTTCCGGGACAAACTCCTCCCGAAGTTGATTGAGAAGAACCTGCCATCCTCGTTTGTGATCAATCCAAGTGAATATCGCCTTGGCCTTCCTGAAAATCTTGGTGTTTCTTGGTCCGACTATCACAACTGGGCTAAGAATTATGGCATTGAATTTGTCAATCACGGTATGGATCATACTGATGCGGCTAATACTGCAGAGTTGAAAGTTCAATTGGTTGACTCAAAGCCGATAATTCAGGCAAATATCCCAACGCAAGCTTGTGAGCTATTTTCTCCTCCGGGGGTAACTGGCACAGGACTTTTGGACCCTTGGGTCGGAACAAATACGCCTGATCACTTTACAGCTAAGTGGGAACCTGCTCGCTATGTTCTTGAGAATCACGCATTCACCAGTGGATATATTCCAGGTCTTTATCGAGATCTAGACGGTATCCCTGCAAATGGTGAAACTCACTGGACCATGGATAGTGAAACCTCATCAGCAAATATGATCTCTCGAATTCAAACTGCTCAGGCACTTGGTTCGGGTATTCAACTGATGCTTCACCCATCTCAGGTTGATCTGACTGACAAAATCACACTCGCTACATTCAATGAGATCATAGACTTCATTGCGGCGGAACGTGACGCTGGACGTCTGATTGTCACTACGATGGGTGGGTTGTTCTTGGCTAACAGTCGATCTTCCTTCCGTCACAACCTTCTTCGAAACCCCGGTTTCAATGGAACTGATGGTTGGAACTCGACTGGTTACACTTTGTCTGGGGGAGCTGCACAGTCATCTATCTCCGCGGGACTTTTGAGCCAGAACATCGATCTTACAAACCGAGCATTCTTCGCGGGAGCTCAACGTGAGATCACAGCAAAATTCACTGCTGATGCATCCGGAGCAGTAGCACGAATTCAGTTGGTACATGCTGGGGCAGGTATCGATGTGAATAAAGAGGTAACTCTCGCCGCCAATGAGTCGAAGACTATTCGTATTCCAGCATTGATGCCGATCTGGGCAGGATCAAACCTTCCAGTATTCAGTGCGGGTCGCATTTCTGGCGGTGCGGTAAAGGTCGAGAACGTTGGTGTCTTGGCCGTTTAATTCAAAATAGGAGTAAGCTCAATGCGCATCAAGTTTACTTCGAAGGGAAATTTCAACAACACTGAAAGATTCCTGACGAAAATGTCCCGGGCAGAAATGTACAGGGCTCTTGAACGGTATGCAGAAGAGGGAAAGAGGGCCCTCGCTGCGGCTACTCCTGTTGAATCAGGCATCACGGCCGGGTCTTGGGGTTATGAAATCATACGCTCTAGGACTCGGCCGGGTGTTGTCTGGACCAATGACCATGAAGTAGACGGTGTTCCGATTGCAATCATATTGCAGTATGGTCACGGTACCGGAACTGGCGGTTATGTCCAAGGGAGGGATTACATTAATCCCGCCATACAACCAGTAATGGATAAAATCGCAGATAACGTATGGAAGGCGGTGACTTCTGCATGAGCAGCATTGATAATCGTACAGTTGAGATGAAGTTCGATAACGCGCAATTCCAACGCGGTGTTAGCGATACCACTAAATCTCTTGAAGGACTTAAGAAGGGTCTTAATCTCGACGCTGCTTCAAAGAGCCTTACTGAACTTAATGCTGCTGGAAGTCGCTTCTCTCTTGCAAATATCGGACAATCCGTACAGGGTGTTGGACAGCAATTCTCAGCAATGGGTGTTGTAGCAATTACTACTCTGGCAAATATTACCACTGCTGCACTGAATACTGGTACAGCGATGGCTAAATCATTGACGCTTGATCCAATCATGGAAGGCTTCAATGAATATGAGCTTAAGATGGGCTCGATTCAGACAATCTTGTCGAATACTTCTCGACATGGTACAACACTTGAAGATGTTAAACATAATCTTGAAGAGTTGAACCATTACGCGGATCAAACCATCTACAATTTTGGTGATATGACTCGAAATATCGGGTACTTCACTAACGCGGGTATAAAGCTTGAAGATGCTACGGCTATGATTAAGGGTTTCTCTAATGAAGCCGCTTCATCTGGCACAAATGCTGCTCAAGCCGCGGGTGCTGCATATCAGCTTTCTCAAGCCCTATCAAAGGGTAAAATTACTCTGGAAGACTGGCGGTCTTTGACTAACGCTTCCATGGGTAACAAAAATATGCAGACTGGTCTAATTGATATTGCTAAGGCAATGGGTACTTTCCAGACCGCAGGTACCTCAGCTGAAGCAGTAGCAAAGGACTTCAACGGCACACTTGAAAAAGGCTGGTTGACCGCTGATGTAATGTCTACATATTTGCGGATTCAAGCCGGCGAGTTCAATGCTGAACAGATGAAGTCTCTAGGACTCACTCAACAGCAGATTGATATGTTCGTCAAGCAACAACTAACTGCTGAAGAAGCTGCCACTAAGGTTCGAACCTGGACGCAGTTGATTGGGACTATCAGGGAAAGCGTTGGTTCATCCTGGGCCGAAACCTGGGAGATCCTAATTGGTGACTTTAATGAGGCAACCGATCTATTCACTAGTGTTAATGATACTCTTAGTGAAATCATTAAAAAAGCCAGCAATGCTCGAAATGATCTTCTTCAATCAGTAGTTACTCAGGGTGGACGAGCACTAGCTATAGACTCGATCAAAAATGTCTTTGATACGGTTATGGCGCTAGTCAAACCAATTCAAGAGGCGTTTCGAGAGATATTCCCGCCAGTTACAGCTGAAAATATAATCAGCTTCCTGACTAAGATCAAAACCTTCACTGAAGGACTTAAGCCTGGAGCCGAAACTCTCGAACTGATCAAGCGATCGTTCAAAGGTATATTTGCAGTTCTGGATATCGGTGTAGCAATTATCCAAGGAATTTGGGGGCTCTTTGAGCGTCTCTTTAAATCTATGGATGGCGGCGGAACCAGCATCCTCACAATCACTGCAAATATCGGAGACTTCCTGGTTAAAGTCAGGGATGGTATCCGTAGTGGTGAGGGACTTAACAAGTTCTTCCAGAAACTTGGTGATATTCTAGAGCCAGTTGTACGGTTCCTCAAGGATGTTGTTCGAAATATCTCGGAAGCCTTCAACGGGTTCGAAAAGTTTGGCGAGTCTGTTCAAGGAAATATCAAGGGTGCTGCAGATACTGTTCAGCGACAGTTGTCACCACTGCAGAAGTTCGGTGAATGGCTTAGGTCTATCTGGGATAAGGTAGCTGAAGCATTTACTAGGGTCCGAGAAGCCTTCAAGCCGCTTGGTGATTTCTTACGCGGTGTTGGTGAAGCCTTTAGCAGGGCAATGAGCGGAATAACATTTGATGGCGTTCTCGCTACTCTGAATACTGGCCTTCTAGCTGGTATATTCCTCATGATCAAGGGATTCTTTAAGAACTTTAAAGATTTGTTTGATGGTGAAGGCATCGGAATCATTGACTCCATCAAGGAAGTATTTGGCGGACTAACGGATAGCCTTAGCGCAATGCAGGCAACGCTCAAGGCACACACACTTGTTGCTATTGCAATCGCTTTGGCACTTCTTGTAGCTTCCGTAGTGGCTCTTACTCTCATTGACCAGAACAAACTCGCGGCCGCATTGGCAGCCATGACTGTAATGTTCACCCAGCTAGTAATTACCCTGGCGGCCTTTGAGAAGGTTTCTATTGGTGCTAGCATCGGTAGCCTTATCGGTATTTCCACCGCAATGGTTATTCTTGCAATAGCTGTTCGTATCCTTACTGGCGCAGTTGAAAAACTCGGTAATATGGATTGGAAGGCTCTGCTTAAGGGTCTGGGTGGAGTAATTACTCTTCTGGCAGCACTCACTGTCGTTGCAAATAAGATGCCCAAGAATCCTGTAGGTATGGTAGCTACGGGTATCGGCATCATTGCATTGTCTGTAGCTATCAAAATTCTCGCTAGTGCTGTAAAGGACTTTGAAGAACTCAGGTGGCAAGAGGTGGTTAAGGGTCTTATTGGGGTCGGAACTATCTTGGGTGCTTTGACTCTGTTCACCAAATTTGCAGCAGTAAATAAGGGAGCCGTAGCACAAGCAACAGGTCTTATTCTTCTTGGTGTAGCTATTAAGATTCTCGCTAGTGCAGTTTCAGATTTTGCTCAAATGGATATTAAGTCCATGATGAAGGGTCTTGCTGCTCTAACAGTAACCATCACACTACTCACGGCATTCAGCAATCTCACAAAGAATGTTGGCGGAATGGTCATGACCGGAACGGGTCTGGTTATTCTTGCGGCGGGTATGAAAATATTGGCTAGTGCAGTAAAAGACTTCGGAAGCATGGATGTTAAATCTTTGATCAAGGGTCTTGTTGGGTTGGGGGCGGCGCTCGGTATTATTACGATCGCTATGCTCATGCTACCTCCCACCACTGCAATCAATGCGGTTGGTCTAGTTGTTATTGCGGCAGCTTTGACTATTCTCGCTGACGTCATCAAGAAGCTTGGCGCAATGTCTTGGGAAGAAGTAGCTCGAGGCTTGGTGGCTCTTGCCGGGGCACTGTTGGTAATTACTCTGACAGTTGCTGGTATGACTGCCGCAGTTCCAGGTGCTATTGCTCTAACAATTGTTTGTGCTGCATTGGCATTGTTGGGTCCAGTACTTGTCATGCTTGGAAATATGTCTTGGGATAATATTGGTCGTGGTCTAACCATGCTCGCTGCGTCCCTACTTATTATCGGGTTGGCAGGCGCTCTTCTGACTCCAGTGGTACCATCACTTATTGGTCTTGGTATCGCTATCGGCTTGCTTGGTCTGGGGGCCGCGCTAGCCGGTGTGGGTCTATTGGCATTTTCCGCGGGTCTGGCAGCATTGGCTGTTTCGGGTGCTGCAGGTACGGCCGTTCTGATTGCTATGATTCATGGTCTCTTGGGCCTGATTCCATATGCGATGGAACAATTCGGTAAGGGTCTGGTGCTATTCGCTCAGGTAATTATCGAAGCTGGGCCAGTGTGGACTTCTGCGGCAGTTACTTTGCTAACTTCGCTATTGACTGGTATCAATCAAGTCACACCACTGATTATCGACACTCTTATTAATCTGCTTTGGAAGCTAATCTCTACCATTGCAGAAAATACACCACGCTTTGCTCAAGCTGGGTCCGATATTCTAATTGGTTTCCTACAGGGAATCGGTAATAATATTGGTAGAGTAGTGGATGAGGCTACGAGAATTGTTGTTGAGTTTATCAACGGTGTTTCTCGAAATCTCCCGCAAATAACTCAAGCCGGTGCGGATCTGATTATTGCGTTTGTTGACTCATTGGCTAGTACTATTCGTAGTAACTCGGAACGTATGCGGAGTGCAGGTTGGGATCTTGCAGTTGCTATCGCTGATGGTATGACCGGTGGTATGGCAAGTAAAGTTGGGGATCTGATCAAGGGTGCTCAGGATATGGTTGGAAGCGCGCTTAATGCCGCTAAAGACTTCCTGAATATCAACTCTCCTTCGAGGGTATTCCGAGATCAGGTTGGTGCTCCGATTACCGAAGGTGTTGCAGTTGGTATATCCAAGAATGCATCTATGGTATCTGAAGCTGCTGAAGACGTTGGTGAGTCGGCACTTACAGGTCTTAAGAAGTCTATATCTAAGGTCAAGTCAACCTTGAATGAAGACATGGATACTTCTATGACTATCCGTCCTGTTATGGACCTTACTCAAATCCGTAAGGATGCGAATGAAGTAAATAACATGATTGGTCGTAAGGCAGAGTTCACTCCGATTGGTTCGCTTAACAAGGCGACTGATATTTCCAATGAACGAGCAGCTCAAGAGGCTGAATCGGCTAAGGAAGAAGCGGAAACCAGCTCTGAAGTTGTCAGTATCAATTATGAGCAGAATATCTACTCGCCTAAGGCCGTCGGTGCGGTAGAAGCCTACCGAGGAACTAAGAACCAGCTTTCACAGCTTAAGAACAAGGATAAGGGAGGGATAACTTCACGTGCTAAGTGAGATTGAGTTTAGAAATAGCCTTGGCGCTTTGATGGTAACTCTTCCGGTTGTGAAAACTAGCTCAACCGTTCCATATATCATCACAGGTGTTCAGGGTCTCGAACCCGTCAAGGCTGATATTTCCTACGTCAGGAATGCTGGTCAAGATGGAGGAATCGTACAGGCAGTTCGCACGGGGTCCCGGAATATCGTGTTGACAATTCAATACCGTCCAGACTATGCCCAAAATCACACGGTCCAAAACCTCAGGAGGGATTTATACAACTATTTCCCTCCTGGGGAGGACGTGGGCGTTCGACTTCTAATTGAAGATTCACCAGATTTCGAAATTAAGGGTGTCGTTGAGACAAACGAACCAAACATATTTAGTCAAGATCCTGAAGTTCAGATCTCGATCTTCTGTCCATTATCGCCTTTCAGTGGACTCGCTACTACGACTATGAACGCCATGAATGACCAATGGATCAATCCTGTACCTTTACTCGGTACGGCTAAAACCGGGTTTATCATGGAACTAACAGTCACTCGCACGCTCCCTCTTGTTAAGATCAAGAACGGTCTTAATCCAGATATTGTCTACTATCGAGAATTGATTGCCGGTGACAAACTAGCGATCTCTACGGTTCCAAGGAACAAATATGTTCGAGTGACTAGGTCAGGAAACACCACTCCTGATTTCGATGGTATTCAATCTGGAACACTGGATATGATTCTTGATAAACGAACTACCGCGGTCACAGTTAATGCTGGTGGTGCTCAAGATCAAGCATTCAAGATCATGTTCGTTCCAAAATATTTGGGGATCTAATGGGCTTCGATCTGTTTATTCTCAATTCGGACTATCAAAGAGTAGACCACATTGATGAGTTTTCTTCTTTGATCTGGGCCGAACGGTATGACGAGCTTGGAGACTTTAGTCTTGTAGTAGATCCGACTGTGGTTAATCGCGCACGTCTATATCCTGGGGTCTTTCTTCGACATTCAGAAACTGATCAACCAATGGTTGTTGACAGTGTCTTGTTGAAGAAAAATGAAGACGGCGCCAACGTAATGACAGTCGCTGGAACCTCATTTACATCCATATTGGATAGCCGCTCTATTAGCACACACAGCTACACGGGTGGTTTGCAATGGGTGAATACGGGGACCATTGGTGAATCAATCACTCTGATGGTATCGAAGACTTGTGTTACTGGTACGGGTCTCACAGTCAATGATATTATCCCAACTCTGTATGTGGAAGACCTCACTGGAGCCAGTACTCAATACACTATTTCTATCGCTCCGCAGTCTCTTCTGAATGCGGTTCGAGAACTGGCTAAATCCGCAGACTACGGTTATCGGATGAGGGTTATTTCCTGGGGTCTTCCACCAGCAATCAAGTTCGAAGTCTATAAGGGTGTTGAACGTCCTAATGTCGTATTTAGTACAGCTTTGGACAACCTGGCTGAAGAATCACGTTTGCTGGATCGAAGCGATTACCGAAATATCGCTTATGTATGGGGTAAGGACGGATCGGCATTCCAAATGGTTCCCGCTCCCGGTGTTTCGGTAAATGTTCAGGGATTTGCTAGGCGGGTAATGACAGTTGATGCGTCAGATATCAATGCTGCTGATGCACCTAACTGGACTGCATATTTGCAACAACTTCAGCAACGAGGCAAAGAAGCTCTGGCCCAGTCCAAGTATCTTCGTCTCTTTGATGGAGAACTCACTTCGTTTAATCCATACAAATATAATGTGGATTACAAGATGGGTGACATTGTGACTAAATCTGATGAAGACGGTCACAGTACAAAAGTCAGGGTCACTGAGTACATATGGGGGTACGACCAAGAGGGATTTAGGTCCTTCCCAACATTTACGGCTATCGAATAGGAATAAAATTGGTCTCACTAATTCAAACGATAGGTATAAGCGGACTTTCGTTCTTTAAGTTTCTGTATTTGAAAATTGCAGAACCTCGAGTAATTCGAATCCTCTTGTTTGCCATCTATATTTTTGGGGGAGCTATAGGTATCGTTGGATTACTGCATCCACCCGGTTCCTTCCAGGCATCACTCAATCTGGGGTTTGTATATCTCATGTTTGGGTTTATTCTGCTTGGTTCTTTGATTACCTCGATAGCCGTTCTCCCTGGAGTCTGGTGGCTTGAACGTGCCGGACTTATTGCACTAGGTACGGGCGTAGCCTTTTACATCCTTATCCTGATTGACCGTAAAAGTTCTATGCTTGGACTTGGTATCGCCTTTATTGCCCTTCTGACTTTCTTCATTCGTTGGATCGAAATCAGGCGTTATCAGCTGGCACCTAGAGAGGAATAAAAGTGGACGTACAAGATGCCGCAGCCTTGATAACGGCTCTGGGGGGCGGGACCTTTGTCGTCGCGATCGTAACAGGTATCTTCAAGTGGGCCTCCGGAGCCTCGGGACGCGAACGGGTTCGTAACAGCAATTTACTCAAGCGCTCCCGCGAAGCTGAAAACGAGCGAGATGAAGCAGACGAGAAGCGACGTGAAGCGGAAGAGCATGTCTCGATCCTCAAGCGCCAACTTCTTGAAAACGGAATCGAGCCGAAAGAACGCATTTCAAACAATTCAAAATAGGAGTACAAATGTCCGAACACGCTGCCCCGAGCAGGACGTGGCCAATGTCCGATGCTACTTATGACTTCCTGAACAACCTCGTCAAGATCGGTTTGCCGGCTGTAGGTACGTTCTATTCGGTCGCAGGGCTCCTTTGGGGCTGGCCAAATATCAATCAAGTGGTAGGTACTATCGTCGCATTGGCTACGCTCCTGGGTGTGCTTCTGGGCCTCTCAAAGCGGTCCTACGACAAAAATCAAACTGAGGAAACCCTTCAGGCTAAAGAAGTTAATGGCGTATTTGAGGTAAACTTCGATGATCCGATGAAAGACACCTATGCTTTGGTGCCGAATATCCCATTCGAAGAACTTGCCAACAAAGAAACCATTACCTTCGCGGTTAAAAAAACAGGCGAATCTCTCTAGTCGCGAGAAATACATGCGCTATAATGAGAACCTCTTGAAAGGAGAAATGCATGTTTAAGTCAACCGCACACAATAAAGAAGGTCTTGAAGAAGCGATCAACACTGTGCTCAAAGAAATGAGTAGTGTAGGAGCAGATTCCCCTCAGTACGAAAAGTTGGTAGAACAGCTGGACAAGCTCTACAAAATCCGAGATACACAACTCCCGGATCGAGTTAGCATGGACACGCTGGCTGCCGTACTTGGAAACCTGGCGGGACTCGTCCTCGTCCTCAAACACGAGCAAGTAGCGATCATCACCTCCAAGGCCTTTGGAATGATTGGACGGATACGTCTGTAATATGCCAGATCACTAGATCAGGTACTAAGACCTAGGGGGTCTGTAGAAGAAAGTAAATCTACAGGCCCTCTAGGTTTTGACAATGGTTCTTAAAATTTTCCCGGGTGGGATTTTCTGACAAAACAATCGCAAGAATTACATGCTCTATAATGAGAGATAGGTAACACCGATGGAAAAGTGTTAAGTATGTTCCACGTAACCAGCCGTGCCTTGAGACATACGCCTACCTCTCTTATAGTTTTTCGCCTTTCGCAGGGATTACTAGGGCTATAATGAGAACCCACTATGAAAGGAACTATTATGTCAAGATTTGAGAAAATCGAACGACTTAACCAAGAACGTAACGTCATCAATGATACTGTCGTACGTCTTGAAGATCAATTGATGAGATATGCATTGGACCCTACCGCAAGGTATTCCATCCTGCAGAGACTCAAAAGGTTGTATATTCAAGACTACGAGATCCAATTGGAGATAAAGCGTATCGTTGGTGAAAGCGAACGACGACCCACATTCTGGAACCTAATTAACCGTATATAGCAAGTCAAAATAGGAGAGCCTACAAGCCCTCTTATTTTTTTCTCGTAGTTTTTACATGTGCTCTAATGAGAACCCCTATGAAAGGAACCGAAATGCAGTTTCGAACTACGCAAAAAGAACGCATTGAAGCTACCCGTGAAATGTTCAAGGATCTTGGCAAAGACTTGTCTACGAAGGAGGCCTTTCGTCACCTCTACCACTGTTGGAGGTACGAAGTCGCAGTCATCAAAATCAAGCATGGTCAGTATCTATTGAAGAAACACGCGGATATCCTCAATGAAGACATTGCGGCATTCAGTATGCGCAAGGACTTGAAGGATCTTTAAGAACATCGGGCGCCTAACAAGCGCTCTTTGTTTTCGCAAAATTTACCGACATTATAATGAGAACCCACTATGAAAGGAATATCATGTCCAATAAGGAAGAACGTACCGCACGCTTCAACCGATTCAAGGAAAACCTCCCCACTATCGCCACTGGCGCCGCAGCAGCTGCAGGATTATTTGTAGCCGCATATTTCGGTGCTAAGAACGGTCTTGAGGCAGGTTTAGATCAGAATAAGATGAAGTTTATCGTCGTACGTAAAGAACCAGATGGAAGTGAAACAACTGTTGTAGATAACGACTAAGACATTGGGCCCCACAAGGGCTCTTTGTTTTTGCCAGTCGCAAGAATTACTAGGGCTATAATGAGAAGTATTAAACCCCTCTAAAGGAGAAATGTAATGGCTAAGAAACCAGCAGTTATGTTTGAAAAGGGCTCGAAGGAAGACATCAACGCAGCAAAGAAAGTTGCGGCTAAACGATACGCCACCAATTTCGCAATTGGCGTAGCAATGGCCGTCGCGACCCATTTTGCCGGAGAAGCAATCATCACCCAGATCAACAAAGCTAAGGAACACAAGCAATCATCAACCACTGAGAACTAAACAACTCGAGCTAGAATCCACAAGGGTTCTAGTTTTTTTTTCTCTCTTCGCAGGAATTACTAGGGCTATAATGAGAACCCACTATGAAAGGAAAGAACAATGGAAGAGAACAAGAAAGAAAACGCCGTTAAGAAATTCTGGGATGCAAACAAGGTGAAGATCCTCGGTACGACTACCGCGCTGTCAATCGGCGCAGTGGCAATCATGAGGGTCGGCATCAAGCAGCATAACGATTTTCTTAAGGAGCACGGTCTTTACGAAGCCTTCTACGCTCTCGACGAAGAGTAAATCTCAAGACTAGAATCCACACGGGTTCTAGTTTTTTCTCGCAGGAATATCTTGTGCTCTAATGAAACGAATCACTACATAAGCCTGGTAGAGATTAAGAATCAAAAACGACCTACCTCGGTAGTGAGGCCTGGTAACAACACAGGCTATCGTTTTTAACATTCGCAGAAATTACCAATGCTATAATGAGAAGTATTGGACCTTTATTTAAGGAGAATGCAATGTTTAAGAACCATCATTTTGAAGTAAAGTTCAAGAAGGACGAAAAGCAGCAGTCTAACGAAGAAGTTAAGACGCCGATCATCAACCCCGAAGAAATCAAAGAAATCGCGACTGATTTGGGAAAGAAGATCGTCATCGGAACCATCACCGTAATGGCTGCGGCAGCAGTCCTTGGAACCACCTCCAAGATCGTTGTACACAAAGCAACCACAAACAAGGAAAACTAATCAACCCATGAGGGGCCCGTAACAAGGCCTCTTATGTTTTTAATAGGAGAAAATATGAGTTCAACATCTGATGCCATGTTCGATGCAGAAGTCAAAATGGCAGAACTTACCGCACCATCTTATGGTAACATTCTTTTTCCGTTTGAAAAATTCATCAAAGATTTCTTTGGATCGGAAGAGGCAATACGTGAATATGCACCATTATTTATCATTGAAACGTCAGATCCTATTTTCACGCCAAGTGCAGGTGAAGGTACTACTCTTTATTTCAAATGTGAAATTGAGCATCGTATCCGTCTTAGAACTCCTCTCGAATTGGAGTTGGCTGCTGCTCAGGCCGAAGCTATGGAAAAGCACTTTGGGTAAGGATAACATCACCGTCCTGCGATATTTGTCTGCCTCAGTTGAAATTGTTGACTGGGGTGATGGTACGGCAGAAATGCGTCGTTTCTTTGCTCAGGAGCGTAAGCAGGGGCACGGATCAAAGCTGCTGGAGTTAGTTGAAGCGTATGCAGATTCCAACGATCTCATTGTATATCTTCAGGTTGGTCAGTACGGCGCTAGGGACGGCTTGAGTGATGTTCAGCTCATTGAGTTTTATAAGAGATATGGATTCATAATTTCGAATCCTAGAGAAAACAATCGCCCTGTAATGGTGCGACCACTAGTAGAGGAAGTAGCAAATGACTAAGGATCTTACTAGAAAAGATGCTCAAGATGCATTTATGCAAGAATTAATGAATGCGTATCGAACGGGATGCGATGACACAATTCAAGCATTTACAAAGTCATTAGAAGAAGCAGCTAAGGCTATGGGCGATAATGATCCAAAACTTCCAGGACTCATGTTTGCAATAGTATGTGCTCAAGCAGCTGCTGAAATAACGAAAGGAATGAAAGAAAATGGATTACAAGCGCAAGTATCGTGAAGCTAGTGACAAAATCTACCACACGATTACGACATATCCTGTTGAGTCAGTCATTGTAGGTATCGCAGCTATGACTGCAGCAGCAAAGCTTAACAACAGCATTACCCAAGCACGCAATGCAGCTACTTGGAGGCGCGAGGTTCGCCGGCGAGAAGCAAAGAATATGCGCCCACCAAAGTGACCCTCGCAAGAATTACTTGTCCTATAATGAGAAGAGAGACTAGAGATAGTCTGGTAAGACACTAATGTGCAGGTTCGAATCCTGCCTACCGTGGCATCATGAAAGAGAAACAGATGCTTAACGAACTGATTTTAGTTGGGTCAGTTACCTCTTCTCTAACTTTTGACCGATCTCTTGAAAGGAGAAACAAAGTGGACAACATCGATATTTGGTCGTTCTTTGTCATCATGGGAATTCTGGTGCCGTTGGCTATATTTGTGACGGTCAATGAGGACAAGTTTCGTGAAGCCAGCGATCGCGCACAGGGATTCCTGAAAGGACTAGGATCAGATGATTCAGCAAATTAAAGACTTCATATGTCGCCTGAAAGAAAACATAGACCTCCTAGTGGAGTTGGAAGAAGGCTTCTAAATAATGTCAAGACTGACCATATTGGCTAAAGGCGTTGGTAAGTTTGCCTCGGATAATGCGCCGACGATTCTTACCGCGATTGCTGTGGCTGGGGTAGCAACAACAGCTATTATGGCGTCCAAAGCGTCCGTACAGGCCCACGATCATCTGCAGGAAGTAGACCCTGAGAACGAAGCTGAGTTCAAGGTAAAGGTCGCTGAGACTTGGAAGTTCTATATTCCCACCGTGGCCGTAGGGACGGCAACCATCGCGTGTGTTATTGGTGCAAACACGGTCAATACTACTCGTGCAGCAGCAATGGCTAGTGCATTTACTTTGTCTGAAACGGCGTTCCGAGAATATAAGGAAAAAGTCAAGGAACAGGTCGGAGCAAACAAAGAACAAAAGATCCGGGATGACATCGCTCAGGATGAAGTCCGTAAGAATCCAATCAACCCGTCAACCGTGATCATTACGGGTAATGGTGATGTCAATTGCTATGAAGCTCTGTCGGGACGATATTTCAAGTCCAATAAGCAGACACTTCAAAATGCTGAAATCAAGATCAATCAGCGAATCATCCATGAGAACTATGCCTCTTTGAATGATTTCTATCACCTGATAGGTCTTGAAGACACGGATATGGGCGAGGAGCTTGGTTGGACGACCGACATGCTTCTCGATCTCGAGTTCTCAGCAACCCTCGATTCAGAGGATAACCCGTGCCTGAGCTTCCGGTATTCAGCACAGCCGGTGCGTAACTTTCACCGATTTCGTTAGACCGTACGACTCCTGCCTGTAGTCGCAAGATATACACAGGCTATAATGACCCGTAAGTCACTTGAAAAGGAACAGAAATGATCAAGAACATCACCGCAATCGTATCCGCTAACAAGGATGCAGTAGCGAAGAAGGCAATTGTATTTGGAACTGCTGTCATCGGCCTCGCCGTTGGAGCACTCCTCGTCAACAAGCCCGAAACTACTGTCATCATTGGCGAGACGGTTACCGAAGAAACGGTGACGGAGCATTCAACCCCTGAAGCCCCCGCCGAGTAACAACGGAACCAACAGGGCGTCTGTAGAGTAAAATCACAGGCGCTCTGTCTTTTTGTCTAAGGAGAAAATATGAATGCTCAGATTCCCCGTGATCCCGATCCCAAACCCGTATTTCCGAAAGACTTCGAGATGACACCAGTATATGTGCAGCTCGATCCGGAACGCTTTCTTAAAAAGGCCAAAGAATGCGTAGCCATTTCCTGGAATGAAGATCTGACTGCCGGCCATGAAGATATTGTCATTCTCGACGATCTCTACGGTACTTGGACTGTCAAGGTTCTTCAGAATAACAAGTTCCTGGTAAGCACCGATAAGTTTAATGGGATCTACTGGGAAGTCACTTATGACGGTGATAAGAGTCGCTCGTATGTAGATACCTACCAAAAGCTTAAGAACGTCTGCATCACCGACGAATATCTTGAGCAGATCCGTCACACCATTAAATAAACTCCACCTGCCGGCTCATTCACAAATATAACAAAGGAATAAAACATTGTTTGCTAAGACCATTAACTACTTGAACTTCAACGAAGAGGAAGAGACTGGTGTCTTCTATTTCCACCTCTCTGAAGCTGAGCTTCTGGAAATGCAGCTTCGTGCCATCAATGGTGACGAAACAGAAACTTACGAAGGTAAGATGCAGCAGATCGTTGACGAAAAGAATGGCAACAAGATCATCGATCATTTCAAGGCTTTGATCAAGCTGTCTTACGGAAAGAAGTCCCCGGACGGCAAGAAGTTCATCAAGAACGATGAGATCTTCAACGACTTCGCTTCTACCGGAGCATATGGGGCACTCTTTACCGAGCTTGCTACCAATGCTGAGGCCGCTGCTGAATTCTCGAACAAGCTCATTTCCAAGAAGGAACTCGAGAACGCTAAGAAGCGTGCCGCAGATATTCGTGCAAAGTCGGAAGCAAATATGCAGGGCTTCAATAAGAAGCAGGACACCCCTAAGGTCGAGACTGTTACCGAATTGCCGGCTGCAGCACCAGTTTTGGATCAGAGCGGTTCGGAGAGTGGCCCGGTTGAAGTAACTGTTACCACAGGTCCCGTCGGTACGGAACTCGATGAGTTCATGGCCTGGAAGCGTGCTCAGGCGGCACAAACCAATGGCTAGTCTCGCAGAGGCATCTGCTAACTATGCACAAGCATTTGAACGTGCCGAATTTGCTTCAAGTGAGGTTAAGTCTCTAAAAGAAGCACTTGTAATTGCAGAACATGAAGACTCTCGAGCATATAAAGCACTTCAACGTGCTGAGAGCGAGCTTCGTCGTGCTGCTGTAGAAGAACATTCCGAATAGCTAGCTTCATATTTGTGAGGGGAATCCCAGGTAATTACCCCATAGTGTTGGATGGGATTCTTAAACGACCACTGAGTACCATGGCGCCCTCACTCGCAAGAAATACACACCCTCTAATGGGACAACCGGTCCTATTACTTTTGAAAGGAAATATCATGTCTGCAATTATCGGAGCAAGCAAACTCGTTCTTGGCGGAATCGCATCGCTTTCTGTCGGTACGGTCGTTGGGACCATGGTTAAGGCCACAGCTCCTATTGGAGTTCCAGCTTTGAAGAAGGCTGGTATTGTCGTTGGCTCGGTCGTGCTGAGTAATATGGCTGCCGGTCTTGCTGCGTCCTACGTCGAAGGAACCATTGACCAGGCCGTAGACGGCTGGGAGAAGGCAAAGCGCGATGTCAAGAATGCCAAAGAATCGGTGAAGAAGGCTCAGGAAGAAGCTAAGAAAGCTTCCGAAGCATCAACCGAAGGTGAAACTGTCGAAAACGACGAAAAGTAATTAGAGACTACAAAGTTTCATATTTCTCTCAGAAAGGTATTACTAAAATGGCAAAGTCAGTAGCACGTGGAGTTCTGTTCGTATTCATCATTATTTTCACTGGAGTAGCCGGCCTTGCATGGTTGCTTTCTCGTCCGTGGGCGAAGGTGGCAATCACGGAAGTAATTGGTAAGGGCGTTGACGCGGTTCTCTTTACGCAGAACAAGAAGGGCGCCAAGAAGCGGACCAAGAAAGGTCGTCGGTAAAAATGGAGTTCTCCGGCGATAAGCAATACTGCTACCGATTCAGCTGGCCTGGCGTCGAGTCATATTTCGTCTATGCGGAATCACTCGATGAAGCTAAGCGTAAGTTGAAAAAGGAAAAAGACGTAAACGCTGACTTGAAGGATGTCTTTGTAACGCGTCTTGAACCGGGAAATAGCCGTAAGGGCGATCCGTTTAAGAAGTAACACCCAAATCTCTTGAAAGGGGATATTTGATGGCAAAGGTAAAGACTTATGGCGACGTAGTGACTCGTCAACAACTGCGTGAGAAGATTCGACTCGCTTCAATACTTGGATTTCAGGACGACGTAGAATACTGGAAGGCCGAGCTTAAGAAGCTTGAAGACGGATGACTTCTATCCGCTCATATTTATTCGTAACAAAGTAAGGAAAGAAATTGTCTGAAGAACCAAAGGTTAAGACCGACTACGCTGGTAACAGCAACAAAGCAAAGGACGCTCAAGCCAGCAAGCCGGAGCGTGAATCTACCGAAAAAGTGATTACCGGCAAGGTTATTCAGCGCAAGGAAACTCTCGGTCGAAAGATCGCGACTACTTTCACGGGCGACGATGCACAGGGTGTTTTCCATCATCTTGTGCTTGACGTAGCTTTGCCAGCTGCACAGAACCTGGTCGTTGACATGGTAAGTACCGGTATCGAGCGATTGATATTTGGTGATGCTGCACGACGACCGGGTTCTTCTTCAGCGCTTCGTGGAACGAAATATGTTCCTTACGACAAGGTTGCAAAGACGGTTTCAAATGCAGTCAGTGAACGTCGTGTGCTCAATGACCGGGCGCGTCGTGATCATGACTTCGATCAGATTATTCTGGAAGATCGTACCGAGGCAGAGAAGGTCCTCATCAAATTGCGGGAGTTGGTGGATTCATATGAAACCGCAGCCGTAGCAGATCTGTACGATGCTGTAGGCATTACGCCGGCATTTACAGACAATAAATACGGTTGGACCAATCTCACTGATGCAGGAATCACTCGTGTTCGTGGTGGATACTTGCTCGATCTTCCACCAGCAAAAGAACTGGAGTAATCGTGAGCTTGCTTATATCTGAAGTCGTCCTTAAATCTCGAGATAAAGGATCGTATTTCATACCCCAATATAAGCTAGTTGAAATGTCTTTGGGTGAGCTTGATGCGGCTAAAGAGGTAATCAATACACTTATTCAAGCTCATCCAGAGTACGAGTGGACATTTATAGAAGATCGTCCAAACTTCGGTTATACCATACGTTGGGAGAAAATAAGGCAGTAACAAGTCTGGGGGATTTGTGAACACTCAACAAAAGCGGGAAGCGCTTCTCGCAAAATATCCGGGGTCTCAAAAGATCAAGAACATGCCGGATAATCAAATTCATGCAGTATACATAAGACTCATGTCAGAAAAGAAACTGGAGACAAAGTGAACATCAGCTCTACCCTACTCAAGGCACCTGCCGGAGTACAGAAGGTCGCCTTCGGGACGATATCTTTCGTACAGCGGAACAGCCCGGTTATTCTGACGACCGTTGGTGTTGTCGGTGTTGTGACTGCCGGCGTTCTCGCGTCCAAGGCAACTCTGCGACTCGAGCCCATCATTGATGAGGCTAAAGAGGGTGTCGAGACGGCCAAGAAGCTCAAGTCTGAAAAGACGGCTGAGGAATACTCTTCGGTTGATTACCAGAAGGACATCACGCACGTATATTTCAAGACGGGTTTGAAGGTAGCCAAGCTTTACGGTCCTTCAGTGACCATCGGTCTTGCTTCGATCGGCTGCATCGTTGGAGCACACGGCATCCTGCACAAGCGGAACGTGGCATCGGCGGCTGCATATTCTGTTCTGCAGAAGAGCTTTGAAGAATACAAGAACCGCGTTGTCGAGAAATATGGTGAGGAAGCGGAAGAAGAAATCCGTCTTCAGACCACTACTGAAACTCGGAAGAACCCGGTAACCGGTGAAGAAGAAACTGTCAAGGTTTCCCACATTGATCCAAACGGTGTCTCTGCCTACGCTCGTTTCTTCGATGAGACCAACAAGAACTGGGAGAAGGTTCCTTCGGAAAACCTCTTCTTCTTGAAGGCTCAGCAGACCTATGCAAACCACCTGCTGCGTGCTCGTGGTCACGTATTCCTGAATGAGGTTTACGAGGCTCTCGGTATGGAGCACTCTGAAGAGGGTGCTGTCGTTGGTTGGTTCCTCGATGGTGAAGGTGATGACTACATCGATTTCGGCATTTATGATTTCCAGCGTCCGGAGGCACGAGACTTTGTCAATGGTCGGGAAGATTCGATTCTTCTGGACTTCAACGTCGATGGTCTCATCTACAACAAGATCGGCAAGCGCGTTTTTACGCCTAAGATCTAATGAATAACGATGGCAGTCTGATCAGGGTTTATCAGTTTGTACATAGGCATCGCGCGGTCTATATTCAAGCAGATAACCCTGATCAGGCCAATCACAAATTTCAAGAACGTTTCGGATATTATCCGACCATAGAGAACCAGGAAGAAAATGAACGCTCCCAAGCCGATGGCACGTCCGAAGTCTGAACTCTCCTTCAAGAAGCCTGAGCGAATCAAGCCACAGGTAAGTTCCGAACTCCCTCTGCCTGATGGCACTGACCTGTACGATCTTGAAACATCAACATATATCGAAGATCGTCGGCAGAAAACTGAGAAGGATGCAAAGAAGGAACGTCCTGAGCATTTGACTCAGAAGCCTTTCCGGATTCACGCCCTCTTCCAATTGCGGGATCGACTCGAAGCTCAGCAGAACCGCAAGTAACCTAGGAGAATATAATGGCTGACACGACGGTCAAAATCACAATCTTCGC